TTGCTCTTTGTTTTATAGGGTCTTGTATTGTAGAATGTGGGTGTTGTAAACCTTGTGGTATTGTACCAAGTGAAGATAGAATTTGGAGTGAAATAGCTCTAAGAGAGTTTGCTAACAAAGAGTCTAAAAAAAAATTCTACAATAAAAAATTCGCTCGCGATGTGAAAACAACAATAAATAAAACACTAGACAAGAAAAAGAAAAAAAGCAGGGGAAAATCACGAATACGTGTAAGTGGGTTGGGTGACAATATAGTAGTTGAGGGAGACGGGGAGGACAAGGCTATAGCTTTACAAATGGCAACTGATGCTCAATATTATAACGACGGGGACTGGTCCGGAGATACACATGCCGCATATCTACAGGAAATGGCAGATAAATACCCTAATATGGATAGGAGAAACCCTAATGGGGTAGAAGTTTTAACAGAGGACGAATATCAAGAAAACCAAAGACAAAACGAAAAAGAACGAGAACGAAGCTATCGAGAAGATGATGGTCCGGCCCCAGGGGGTCCTTTCTCATCTCTTAGAAGAAGGAACTAAGATTAAATTTCAAAGAGTAATAATTATGTAGCACTAAAAAAAAGAAAAAATCCAAAAGGAAATAATTGATTTAAATAAGTAATAGAATTATATGTAATGGTAAAAATTACAAATAATTCCTATATGGAAATTAAGAGTCATTACGATGATGTTTTAAACAAAGACAGAGCTTCATTTAAATCAAGTAATGATGAACCAACTCCTATAAGTTGTGTGGAGGAAATGATAAAAAGGATTCCAAGGGGGTTTTGGAAAAGACCCTTGGAAGATTTAAAAATATTAGACCCAGTTTGTGGGAATGGAAATTTTCATTCTGTAATTTATAACAAGTTAATTAAAGGTAAATTCTCTCCAAAAAATATTTTAGAAAACATATTATACTTCAATGACATTGATAATAATAGAACAACTATGATTGATTCTATATATGAAGGAAATAAATACAAATTAAATGTCACAACCCAAGATTATCTTGAGTATAACGAAAACCAACAATTTGATTTAATAGTAGCCAATCCTCCATATGCCAAACTATTACCTAATGGAAAAAGGGCATCAAAAAATCACAATTTGATAAAACAATTTCTTGAAAAATCATTAAAATTATTAAAACCAAATGGATATTTACTTTTTCTTACACCTGACAATTGGATGTCATATGCTGATAGAAATACGTTGATAAAAAAACTAACATCACTTCAACTATTATATTTGAATATACACACGGCAAAAAAATATTTTAAAAAAGTGGGTTCAAGTTTTACTTGGTATTTAATCAAAAATGCTCCTGGAAAAAGAAACTTTATAGTGGAAGGTATAAGAAAAGGTATTACTTATAAAAGTAAAGTAAAAAGTGAAGTGCGAAAATACATTCCACTTGTATATAATGATATAATTCAATCAATATTACATAAAACGTTGGACAATTGTCTGTTAGCTAAATTTAAGGTGGAAACATCTAGTGATTTACATAAATATACAAAGAAACACTTAATATCAACAGAACAAGATGACGAACATCCTTATAGATTAATTCATACACCCAAACAAACAGTATATGCTAGTAGGCCTCATAAATATCAAGAAGGATACAAGGTATTTATAAGCACAACAACTTATTATAAAGTATTTGTTGATAAGTGCGGGATGACACAATCGATAGTATTTATTAGATGTAATAATGAAGAAGAAGCAAATAAAATAAGTGTTATTTTAAAACATCCTCTATATGTATTTATCAATAATATTTGTAGATGGGGAAATTTCAATAATATAAGAATATTGCAATCGTTTCCTATATGCGATGACGTGGGATATGTATGGGAAAAATTTGGTATAAGCGAAAAAGAAAAAGATTATGTGTTAAGTTTTATTTAAAACTAATATATTAATTAAATGTATAATGCCTGGTAGAATTGTACATTTAAAAACAAGACAGGAGTTAAAAGAATTTACAACAACAAGTAATGCTTTTATTATAGATTTTACAGCAACTTGGTGCGGTCCATGTAAAACGATAGCTCCGTTAATTGAAACAGCTTGGAAACAAATAAAAACTTATTTCGATATGGTGGTGGTAGATGCGGACGAAGGAAGTGATATTTGTAGTTTTATGAAGGTAAAAGGTTATCCAACATTAGTGAGTTTTATAAATAAAGAAATAGCAGAAAGTGTTATTGGTGCTGATATAGAAGGAATTCAACATTTTTTCAATGAAAGTTATAAAAAAGTGTTATCTTAATTTAATAGTTCTATTTAATTTTCTATTAGATTTTTTCAAAGTTTTATTTCCACCTCTTTTACTGTGTGATTTTTTTTTATTTTTTTCATATTTTACATTCCATATCTTGCTATTTTCTTTAATAAATTTTCTTGGTAATTTAAATAAGAATTGTGGGACTCCTTCCGATGTGAATTTAATTTTTTTTCTAAAAGATTCCTCAGTACAAATTAAAACTATTTTTTCAAAGTTTTTTTTGAAATAATTATATATCTTATCAAAGTCTGCTTTGGTTTCAGTTAATTTTTTTGAGTATATTTCTTTGTCTTTAGATAAAACATTCATCACAAAAAACTCAATTAGGTTACCAGTATTGTTTGTATCGTCCCATTGAGTTGCATTGGTATTTTCATAACCAGACCAATAACTAATAATATATGAAAAAAACATAGTGATGTCTTTTTTAACCAAAACATTTCCAATTATTTCTCTAAAATCGGTAGGATTAATAGTGTTGAGGTTTTGTTTCCACCCCCTCCAACCTTCCATTACGGCCTCCGAAAACATATTATCAATCTTTACCTGATCTTTTCCTTCAATAATTTTTTTCCATTTATTTTTATTTTTTTTTATAAACATGACTATGAATAACCAATTAAAAAAAATATATGGGGAAATTTTCGTAACTTTTTCATCTTGACTAATTTTATAAGGAGGGGTCAACATCATTTTTTTTATAGGAATTTTAAAAAGTAATGTGTGGTAAATGTGATATAATAAACACTCAAGTTCATCTTCTTCTTTTTGTCCTTTATAAGTTAATACTAAATTATAAATTTTTAATAATATAGCACATTCTCCTTGAGTATAACTGTTGGTTGTGCTTTTGTTTAGCTCTGTTGAATATATTCCGAAAATGACATTAAAACACATTTTATATTTTTTTTTTGATTCTGGATCATTTAAAGAGAAATTGGTATCTCTTTCTTTCATTGCACGTTCCATGTCTATGGAAAAACTATCGAGTGTTGTTGATAATATATCAATATATTTTACATCGAAACCTGGTTCTTTACTAGCCGCTCTTACTAATTTGGATTTAAATTTTAAAATCCTTTCTTCGCGACCCTTTTTGCGTTGATAAATTTCATAAGGGTTTTTTGGTAACATATTTTTGAATTTATTATAGTCATTTATAGCAATTTTTTTTTCTTCTTTTGATTTAACTCCACAGTAGTACCACCAATTAAATTGTTCGTTTATGGGATCTTCTATTTGTTTTCCACATTTTTTTTGAAAATCAAACCAATTATTAAGGTCTATTTCTATAGTGTGTTTTGAAGTCATTATTATTATATATTGTGAATAAATTAATAAATATAAAATAATACAAAAATTATATGGACGATTTTGATTTGGATATAGATAATTATGGTTTAGAAGATATATTAAATCTTTTTCATTTAGATTATAAATTTGAAAAAGCTAGTATGAAAAAGGCTAAAGTAATGGCATTAAAAACCCACCCTGATAAAAGTGGGTTAGGAAAGGATTTTTTTTTGTTTTTTATGAAAGCCTATAAAATGTTAGAAGCAATATATGAATATAGATGTAAAAAAGATCAATGTGCTAAAAAGCAAGAATATACGACTGAAATAGATACTGAAAACAAACATTTATTAAAAAAATTAGACGGTAAAAGTGCGAAAGATTTTAACACGTGGTTTAATAAAATGTTTGAAGAAGTAAGGGTAAAAGATGAAGATGTTGATACAGGTTATGGTAGTTGGTTTAAATCAAATGAAGATATAAATAACGAGAAGGTGGAAGGTCTTGGTCAAATGAGAGAAGCAATTGAAAGAAGGAAAAAAGAAACAAGAGCGTTGGTAAAACATAATGGTATAAGAGATATGGAAGTAGGTGGTGGGTATGGTTTAGCTAGACAAAAACCCCAAGAATATTGTAGTGATATATTTAGTAATTTACAATATGAAGATTTGAAAAAAGCACATACAGAAACAGTAGTACCTGTGACAATAGAAGATTATGAAGCGAAGCCAAAATTTGATAGTGTCGAAAAATATGTAAGATATAGAGAACAACATAGACCCAATATGGTTTCTTTAGAACAATCTAAACAAATGATGAAAGATAGAAATATGAAAAATGATAAAACAAATACAGAAAGAGCATTTAGAATGATAAAAAGAGATGAAGAAATATCACAATCAAATAAAAAATGGTGGTCTCATTTAAAACAATTAGAAAATTAATAAATTATTTATTATATATATAATGAAAATAGTAAATTATGTATTAGTGTTTATAGCAGTAACCGCAATAGGTATGATATATGATAGATATAGTAAAAAGTTTTATCCGGATGAAGAATTGGATAAATATAATTTAGTGAAGAAGTATTTATTAAATGAAAGTGGGTCTATAGATGGAAATCCATTTTTATGGATTCACACTAAACATGAGATAAATGCAAGAGATTGGGAAAGTTTTAATTCAAGAAATAGTAAAAAATTAAACCAACCGTATAAGGATCTTTGTGTGGAATCCGTTGTAAATCATTGCAGTGAAAGTTTTAAAATATGTTTAATAGATGATAGTTCTTTTGAAAAAATAATACCTGATTGGACGATACGAATGGATGGATTAGCAGAACCTGTTAAAGAGAAAGTAAGGGTATTGGCGTTGACGAAATTGTTACATACATATGGCGGTATGTTAGTTCCAAATTCAACAATAGTATTAAAAGACTTGAAACCATTATACAATGAAAAAGTAGCGCAGCACAAAATGTTTACTGGTGAAATGAATAATAAAAGTGATAGCAATGCTTATAGTCGTTTTGGTCCAACGCACAAATTATTGGGATGTATAAAGGGTTGTCCCGTAATGAAAGATTTGTCTGAATATTTAGAAATATTAGTATCTACAGATAACACCGATCAATCAAAGTTTGAAGGAAATATAAGTAGGCATCTTCGTAAGTTGATGAAAGAGGGTAAATGTAATATTATTTGTGGTAAAGGATTAGGAACCAAAAATAAAAAAAATGAAGTTATTTTAATAGACAATTTGTTAGAAAGTTCAAGTTTAGACTTATGTATGTGTTCCTTATTTTGTATAATTTTACCAGACGAAGATATATTAAATAGAACAAAATATCAATGGTTTGCTAGATTAAATCATATGCAAGTATTAGAAGCGAATACTCAAGCAAGTAAATTTTTACTTATAAGTCGTGGTAAATAAAATATTTAATTTCATATTTAGATTTGGAATATTTGATATCAGAAGTGAAAGGTATATAGTGATATTTACATAATTGTCTTATAATAGTAATAAAATTTTTATAGTTTTGGTCTCTGTCTAAATAATGATGTTTTGATTTGAAATAATATTCTTTCAAATTTTCACAAAATGGTTTGACTTGGTTTTCTAATTTTATTCTTTTGAAAGATTCTTTGGAAAAAACATACTGATTAATTTTTTTTTCACAATATTTATCTATAAAAGTAAAAAAGATATTTTTAGGAAAAGGGTTTTGAAATATTTGACTCATATATTAATTAATCACAAAAAAAAATTATATTTAAATTAAATTTATAATAACTTTAATAATTCATTTGTAAATAGAGCGAGTTCAATTTCATTTTCGTGTAAAGTATGAAAAAGAGCAATATATTTAAGAATGAGCTTAATAACCTTATATTTTACATCTTCGTTTAACATGTGTGTAATTTTGATAAAAGTAAAGTAAGAATCAAGTATGTCCATAACTGAATAACCTTTATTATAAATAGAATTTATAATTTGAATAGAAAATTTTAGATTTTTATTGGTATGCCATTCTTCTGTATATTTTTCAAATTCATAAAAACTAATATTGGTACATATTTCTTTTACCCTTTTTTCATTAATATTAATATTTAATAATTTAAATTTTTCCATATAATTTATTAATAATCTTATAGAATTGTTACAAATAGTCAATATAAATTCTTCTGAATTTTTATCGATATTGAGATTTTCAGCTTTTTTAATTTGTGTAAATATAGTTTTTAAAAAGGTTCTATGAACTGGTTTGATCTTTATTATGGTACATCTTGATTGAATACTATCTATTACCTTTTGTGTATTTGAACAGGAAGCTAAAAAATGGACATTATGACTGTATTTATCAATACAATTTCTAAAAACTTGTTGGCTTTGGTCGTTAATAGAATCAATATCATCAAGTATAATAAATTTTTTTTTACCAGATATCATAGAGGGTGTTTGGCAAAAAGTTTTAACCTCTGTTCTATAATATTGAATACCTTGTTCCTTAAGATTATTAATATATAAAACATTTTGTTTGGGTATTGTTTCCTTTTGGTAATATTCCCTGATAATAGAATATAATAATGATGTTTTACCACACCCTGGATTTCCTACAAGTAATATATTTAAATTATTCATATCGATAAGAGTGTTCAATAATTCAATGTATTCCTTATCTATTGTAAAATCTTTAAAAAAAACAGGTTGATATTTTTTAAGAAATGGTATATTCATAATAAATTAAGTAATAAAGTATTTAAGTTTATATTTATATATTTTAGAAATGAGTTTGAATTATTTTAAAGTTTTAGGAGTAAATGAAACTTCAACAGATGATGAAATTAAGAAAGCTTTTAGAAAATTATCAATGAAACATCATCCTGACAGAGGTGGTGATGAAAATGAATTTAAAAAAATAAACGAAGCCTATCAAACATTAGGAGATCCAGAAAAAAGAAGAATATATAAAATGAGAGGTAATAGTCCATTTTCTACGATGAACGGTCAACAACAATCTTTTCAACATGGTGATTTGGACCCAATTTTAAAAATGTTTTTTGGAGGAGGAGGGTTTCCTGGAATGCCTGGAGGAATGCCTGGAATGGTTGGAGGAATGCCTGGAATGCCTGGAATGGTTGGAGGGATGTCAAGAGGGATGCCTAACGTACAGATTTTTAGAAATGGAAGACCTTTAAATATGAATTCAATACAAAAACCTGAACCAATAATTAAAACAATAACAATAACATTAGAACAATCATATATAGGAATAACATATCCACTACAAATAGAAAGATGGATAGTTATAAACAACGAAAAACGCATGGAAAAAGAAAAGGTATATGTAAAAATAAATAAAGGTATTGATTCAGGAGAAATTATTATAATAGAAGGAAAAGGTAATGTATTAAATGAAAGATTAAAAGGTAATATAAAGTTATTTATAAAGGTAGTAAATAATACAAACATCAAAAGAGACGGATTGAATTTGAAAATAAAAAAAGAAATAACTTTAAAAGAAGCTTTAACAGGGTTTAAATTTGATATTAAACACGTAAATGGTAAAACATATATTATAAATAATGATACAGGTAATATCATACCTGATAATTATACAAAGGAAATAGGAAATTTAGGTATGAAACGAGAAGGTATAACTGGTAAATTAATAATTAAATTCTCTGTTATATTTCCTGAAAAATTAACAGAAGAACAAATAAATAAATTAAAAGAGATATTATAAATTAAAAGAGATATTATAAATTAAAATATATTCATGATATTTTAATTTATGCTCCTGAAATTCTTTTTGTAGCAATATCGGCAGAAACAATATAAATAGAATTCTCAGTAATGATAATATATTCGCTTTCTACCTTGTAAATTTTAGAAACAGGACTAGTGTACTCTTCTTCACTTTTGACCAACAATTTTTCACCCCCGTCTCTTACTCCAATTAATACATCTTTTTCACAGGAAGCCGTCCAATAGTCGAACATAATAGGTTTATCTTCAACAATTGACAATTTTGCGCAATGTTGTAAAGTTGTTCCTGTTGGTAATCTATAATTAGTGCTATTTTCTGTGGTTGCTTGTTCCGACATTTTTATATTGTATTTTTGTTTAAATCTTTAAATAGTTATTTATTTAAAAAAATAATATTTAAAATAATAAATGGAGTCATCTAAAAAAACAAATATATTTGAGGTAAAAAATTACAATAAAACATTAACAATTCCAAATGATATAATATTAAGCAAATTTTGCGAATTAATTAACGAATATTTATTTCATATAACAGAAAACATAATTATTCAAAATAGACAATATTATATTTTTATTTTGTTACGAGGATTAAGCACAATAAAACATATTTTCAATACGATGTTACTTTATACAAAAAATTTAGATTTGACAATTTATCATACAAAAAAAGCATATTTATTTTATGTAGAATTTATTGGTCAAATAGGAGAAGAGAATAATTCTTATTTACAATTAAATTCCAAAGACGCCACTTTATTTGTTTATAAAAAAACTATATTTGAAATAAATAACGAATATAGAAAACAATTTATATTAAATAAGGAAGAAAAAGAAAGATTTAAATTATTTGATATATTTTCAAAACTTGTAGTAGAGATGTTTGAAACAGTAGTATATAATGAAAATTTTAAAGGTGAAACAAGGATGAGTTATATGATGTATATTCAAAAAATGACAAATAAAGCAGTTAATAAAATTATAATAATGGATAAAAATGTAAAAGAGAAAATAGATATTTGTGAAAAATATTTATATTATAAAAATTTACTTCAAAATAAATGTATAAATATAGATGAATGTTTATTTTTTAATTTATCGAATTTATTTTTAAAAAAAATACAAAATAACAGAAATATCTCAATTAATGATATTAATAAAAAAATGTATCATAAAAACTGTAATGAAAAAATTGTGAATGAAACACCATTAAAATTTACAAATTGGCTATTCAACGGTAAATAATACTGTCTTTTTTCTAACCTTTTTAGTAGATTTTTTTTTCTTTGTAAGATTATTTTTAATAGATATATTAGTATATTCATCTTTTAAGATTTTTTTCAACCAATTATAAATAATATTTAAAACACCGCTATCACAATTTCCAACAATTAATACACTTCCTGTTCTAAAAATCATAAAAGATATGTGTTGCCAGGACGATTCATATTCTTCATCACCTTCATCACCTTCATCACCTTCATCACCTTCATCACCTTCATCACCTTCATCACCTTCATCACCTTCATGATTGGTAATTTTGAAACCCGTATGTTCTTTATTATATTTATTATAATGAAATTTGCATTGAATACCTGGATACGAACAAGGATCGTATGCGGCACTAATGTTATATTTTGTTTTCAAAATTTCATACAGTTTAAATCTATCAATAAAGAACCTACAACTAAAATTAGAATTAATTAAAACAGTAGAAATATCTTTTTTATTATATGAAATTGTATCTCCAACCAAAGGTTTTAAAATAGTAATTAATTTGTCTAATGTAATTGTCAATAGATCATCAAATTGTATTCCTGGTATTTCTAACTTACCAGTATTAAATATTTTAACATGAACTTCTTTAAACTTACCTTTATAAAATACACGAAGTATAAGAGCAAAACAATTATAAAACGCTCCTTTTTTCTTTTTTCTATAACTTATAAGATCTTTTTTTGCCAACCCAACATCTATTTTTCTAATATCCTTAAATATGACCTTTCTAGCATTTGGATTATTTACTTGTGATAATATGTTAACATCAACATTATCTATCTCTTTAAGTCTATCGTCTAATATTTTTGCTTCTTCAACGCTGTTACAATTTATTTTAACACTTTTTTTAATGACACCTTCTTCTTGTTTATAATAATCCAAAACATCAATTTTCCAAAAAATATCATACAACTTAATTGGCGAGTTTAAGTAAGCAATTTTTGTTTGAGTTGAAATATAAATATCACTACATTTAGGGATAATTAGTTTAGTATTATCTTCTTTGACAAACAAACTATTATTTGGTAATATATTATTTGTTATTTGATTTTGAAATGTAAGCCATTCATTATCTAAGTCAGTCATTATAATAATATAATTCTTTATATTATTTTTAAATCAATTTTATTTTCTATATTTGTATATAAATGGAAAGTATTCCAATTGCAATTAACAAGAGGAGAACTAAAAATAACAAACCAAAAGACGACAATAATTTAGGCAATATTATCGAAGAATATTGTCTAAAACGAAACCAATTCAATCCACGTAAATCATCTCCTGATATGTTTAATAAAAAATTACAACACAGAATGCAGTTATATTATAATACATTATATACACTTTCTAGTTCTCCAAGTAAATATTGAAGTAAATATGTTTCTTTTACCGTATTATTATGAATAATAAATTGTAAAGACGAAATAAATTTACTATTTAGAATACCTGGTTTATTACTTATCAAATAAGCAATAAATTGTAATATAAATTCTCGCTTTTGTATATTATATTTTTTACACGTCTTAATTACCAGTTGAAGTTTATTTTTTTGTGTTGTTTTAAGTTTTGTGATTAATGATTCTACAAATTTGTCTGTAAAAATATTTAAATTCGTTGATATATTATAATGATTTGATTGTAGATAATTTATCATACTTCTGATATCCGATTTAAATCTATATTGAATGCTTTTTAATTGTTTGTCTTTTATATTTAAGTTTTCAGCTTTTGCTATTTTATGTAAAAATGTAAATGTGTCTTTTTTAGGCAATTGACAAAACCGTAATCTAATAAATTCATTTTGTAAAGCTGTATCGATTCTACTGATATAATTACAAATTAAACAAAATCTAATATTATTTGAATATTGTTGAATCAAGTATTTTAGAGCTTGTTGTGCGTTTTTTGTCATATAATCAACTTCATCCAATATCACAAATTTCATTCCATTTCCAAATAGAGTTTTAGTATTAACAAATTGATTAATTTGGTTGCGTATAACATCTATTCCTCTATCATCACTAGCATTTAAATGTATCATTAATCCTTTATTTTTCTGCTTATATACTTCTTGATATCTATTAATCAAATTAATAATAGTAGTTGTTTTACCTGTTCCAGGTGGTCCATAAAATAATAAATTAGGAAAGCTATTTTGAATAACTATATTTTCCAGTAATTTCTTATTTAGAGGATCTAATACAATATCGTCAAAGTGTGTTGGTCTGTATTTTTCAACCCATGGTCTAGTATCGTTCATTTGATAATATTATATTTTAAATACTTTTTAATCTCTTTAAATTATATATTAATTATGTCCTCAAAAAAAGAACAAAGTTCTAAAGTAAAATCATCTAAAAATAAGATAGCTGTAATAACAATAGGTAGGTGGCATCCCCCACATAAAGGACACGAGGTTTTAATACAAGGAACGTTGGTTGAGGCTACGAAACTTGGCGCAGACCCCTTTGTTTGGATTTCTCCTCTTCAAAAACACCTAACACACCCAGTACCAGATAAATCTAATCCATTAACAGTTTGTTCTAGATTTTATTATTTGGACAAAATGTATCCCAAGAAACAACACGGTCAATTAACATTTCTCAGTGATTTAAATAACATATCAACTGAAATGGAAAAAGAACTGAATTGCGGTTCATCGGCACTTTCTAAAAACGAACGCAGCACACGCGTGTGGCGGAAATTACCCACCAATTGGGATGGCATGTCAGAATGCCAAAGAATGAAATACGCATCTATAAAAAGACAAGTTCTAACTACGGGCAATCTCGAATCTTATTTTAAAAGATATCAATCAACTAGAACAGCCGGAGTCGAATTTGATAATAATGATTTTCTTGTAAAGGTAGAAGAAAAAAGAAGACTACCCTCATACCAATGTCTAAAATTTTTGAAAAAAAGGGGGTATACTCAAGTTATTCTTTTAGTTGGTAGCGATAGATTAGAGGCATTTAAAAAATATAATCAAAAATCAGGGGAAAATCTTTTTGATAAGTTTAATATTGATGTCGCGGGTGCTCCAAGAGGTACGATAGGACAAGGAGAACAAGGTTTAGTTTCACCTCTTAAAATGGTAAGAGCTAATTCAAATGATATCAATAGTGATACCTTAGATATGATGGAAGGATTGTTGAATGATGAATCTAATGAATCTAAAGAATCTAAAGAATCTAAAACAGTCCTTACCCACGATGAGCAAAAGAGACGTTCCGAAAAGTATTCTGGTACTATAACTAGAAACACAGCGTTGAAAGGAGAAGTAGTAAAATTTGTAGATGCTGTAAAAATAGGTACCATGACAAATTTTGATTGTTTATGTATGATGAATGAAATAAGAACAGTTGGGGACAATACAGACACGGTGTATCCTAAAATTTCTGAAGATGATTTTATGAAAATAGTGTATCCTCAAGAAGTTGTTCCTCAAGAAGTTGTTCCTGACGAATATATGAATACATTTGCGATTACTGGTCCAGATAAAAGGAGAGAATTAAGAAAACAAAGAGGTTATGGTAGAAAAACAAGAAAAAAGAAACGAAAGAGAAATAGAAAAACTAAAAAAAAGAGAGGGGGCAACAAAAAAACGCGTAGAAAAAAGAAGAACAGAGAAGCAGCAAAAAAACAAAGAAAAACCGCAAAGGCGCGTAAAAGACAAGAGGAGGAGAGGAAAAGACAAGAGGAGGAGAGGAAAAGACAAGAGATGAAAAGGACAAGTTCTGGTGTGAGTGTGACGGATACAGCTTATAATGGAATTGTAAATACATATATTGGTAAAGATATTGCACAACCATTACGAGAAGAAACTTTGAGAGAGCTTTCCGAAATACTTTCCCAAAATCATAAAATATTATACAAATATAACCAAATAAAACGTTATTACACAGATAAGTTAATAACACTTAGAAAAGTTGAAGAAGAAATAAAAAAACAGGGAGGGACTAAAAGAGTTTGTACTTATTTTAACCCAGATGTGTATCCACCAAGTTCATCATATGAAATGAGGTATCCAACAACAAAATACGGAGATAATAATGAATTAAAAAAATTAATATATTATGCGAGAACACCAAAAGAATCTGTTATTGAAGATTTTTTGTTTAGACTATGTGAAAAAGTATGGGAAAGGGATCCTATTCTCAGTAAAAAAGAATATGGTGATACCACAAATGAACAAATGAATTATGTAAGTGCTCTTTCACAAGATTTTGAAAATATGACAAGTGGTGCGTTTGATGCAAGAAGTGCTTATGCTTTAAAAAATGCATATGAAAAATGGTCAACGAAATGTCATATAATAAAACAAAATGCTCTTGATAAGACAGATAAAGGATTTGTTGATGCGAAGAAGTCCTTTATTTCTAATATTGTTTTTGAGTGTAAATACGCATTAGGATTAACAGGTGGTCATAAAAGAAAAACAACTAAACGTCACATGAAAAAAAAGAAAAGGAAAACAAGGAAAACAAGAAAAAAAAGAGGAGGCGTTTACGCAGGTCAAATACCACCACCAATCGGTACTATAATTAAAAGAAATGGTTCTAACAGTTTCTTGCGAGTAACCGGTTACAGAACAAATTTAGGGGTAAGAGCAAAACCTATATCAAATCCCAATTCTCCCGTTATTTTCATATCCAACTACGATCTACTACATTATTATATCCATATAAGTGAACCTAACCCACAATCGTCAAACTAAACAATAAACACAAAAAAATTGATATTTTATTAAATTAACTTAATAAAATAGAGAATAATATTATAATGACCGGGTATTTGAAAATTATTTTAGGGTGTATGTTTTCTGGAAAAACAACAGAACTTATCAAAGAATATAATCGTCACAAATCTTGCGGAATTAGATGTTGTTTTGTAAATCATACAGCTGATGATAGATATGGTTCAGGTACAACAATAACTAAAACACATAATCAAAATAGTATTATTAATGATAAAAGTTGTAAATATTTAAAAGATATATTAACAGAATCAAGTAATTATGATGCATTCTTTATTAACGAAGGTCAATTCTTTGGTGATTTATATGAAAGTGTTAATTATTTGGTGAATATAAAAAATAAAAAGGTATATGTCTGTGGTTTAGACGGGGATTTTCAAAGACGAGAATTTGGTTCTATTTTGAAAATAGTGCCGTTGTGCGACGATGTTGTAAAATTAAAAGCTATTTGCAACGGCTGTAAAATTAGAGACGGTATTTTCACATTTAGACTAACTGATGAAAAAGAGCAGATGTTAGTTGGGACAACCAATTATACGGCTTTGTGTAGAATTTGTTATAATGTAAGAAAAAACCCAGAAGAAAATGTTTAAACGCATAAAAGATATTTAAAAAGCATTTAAATTAATAATGCTTGTTTTTGTATATGCCAAAAATCAAAAAACCAAAAGTAAAGGGTCCGCCAAAAAAGAGAGGAAGAAAACCTAAACCAAAAACTAATGTGGTAAAACCTCCTCCAAAAAAAAGAGGAAGAAAACCTAAAGGTGGAAAGATTGTAAAAAAAATACCCAATCCAACAAATACTATTATCAATAAGCAACCAAATATAATATTACAATTAAAATGTAAATCAAAAGATTTAGATAGTGTAGGTGATTTTAATCTAAATTATACACCGATGATAAACAATCCCGAATCATATAATATATTATCAAATACAAAAATGTATGAATTGCCCTATACAGAAATTGAAGAAGATAAAAAAAGCATACCAAAAATTAAAAATACAACCGTAAAAAAAGAAGTAGAAAAAGATGAAGTTGATATTAAAGAATTATGGAATAAATTAAATAAATTAAAAAAAAATTTAAGAACGAATAATGTGTCTGATAAACGGGCTTGTTGTTTCTGGTGCACCTATGATTTTGATAATCCAGCCGTTCATATTCCAAAACAATATAATGGGGAGTGTTTAGATGTGTATGGATGTTTTTGTAGCCCTGAATGTGCGTTATCGTATTTAAAAAACGAACAATTAGATGATTCTACAAAATGGGAAAGATATGCGATGCTTAATAATGTTTATAGTAAAATATATGATTATGATAAAAATATTAAACCAGCACCAGACCCACATTACACGTTGGATAAATATTACGGTAATTTATCAATACAAGAATACAGAAAATTATTGAGTAAAGAAAGGATATTTATGATCGTAAATAAGCCTATGACAAAAATTTTACCAGAATTATATGAAGAAAATAACGAAATCCCAAATGTTTATAATAATATTCTTGATATTAAAAAAACACAAAATGTAAATAAATTCAGATTAAAAAGAAGTCAAACAAAACAAACAAAAAGCAATGCAATTACAAATAATTTTAATTTATAATGGATAATTAAATATCTATTATAAATTTATAACTTCATTTTTGGGTTCCTCGTTTTTCATTTTACTATATTTTTTATTTGCTAATAATTCCCCAGGACATAATGGATTAGAACAATTATTATCACACGATAAAATTCTAGGAGGATCATATTTACAGCTCGGATAACCCTTCTTTACCTCTAAAAATTCTGCGTATACTCTTTTCAAATATTCTTGTTTTTTTTCTTCGTCTGCTTTTCTTTTTTCAAAATTCATAGTAGCTGTATCCATGAATCCCCTAATTTCCCCCATCATTTTTTGGTTAACACTTCTATTATCTTTTTTTACAGGTTTTATATTAAAATTAGGATTTAAATATTCCTTTATTACATTCATATAATTTCCATCCCATTTTTCTAATTTTTCATTAGCTTCTTCCTCTGTGTAATTTGTTTGACTTTTTATTAATGCGATAGCACCATCATATCTACCTTTTTTATTCATATAAATAAAAATATAATATAAAAAATGATATTAAACGGAATTTTTAATTATTACTTAAATGTCCGTGACACAACAATCCCAACAACATAAAAATGAAGGAATTGATATTTCTTCAATGTTAAATGATGTAAATAAGGTTTTACATTCACATCTAACAAATATATTAACACCCATGATTCAGGAAAAAAACAGTATTCATAGTATTCTACTAAATATGCCAATGGTAAAGCAATTACAAGAAGAACATTTAAGGGCACAACAAACAGTATTTATTATTCAAGCAGAGACTAAAGCACTGAAATTATTTTATCACGGAGAAATGGAATCAAAAAACGAAGAATTGTCCAAATTAAAAAATGAATTGGTAATTGCTTTAAAAAAACTGGATGGATATAATAATGTAACCCTTGAAGTAAAAGATATACCTATAAAGGTAACAAATCCGTCTATACAATTTACAAATGATACTCCTGATAAGAATGAAAAAATAGAGGACAATATTTCAACTATAAAAATTGTTAATTTAGATAATATAAATAGTTTTTGTATTTTAAGCGACGATGAGGAAGACGATGAAGACGACGACGAAGACGACGAAGAAGAAGAAGAAGAAGATGAAGAAGATGAAGAAGATGAAGATGAAGAAGAAGATGGTGATGAGGTTACGGTCTCCAGTGAAGATGAAGACTTAGAAATTAGAGCAAAGAAGCTTCAAGAGAAAGAAGATCAAGAAGAGAAAGAAGAAGTGGTGGGAGCAGAGAAAGAAAGGGAAGAAGAAGACAGACTAAAGAAAGAAATGAAAACGATGGTTGGATTGGAAGAGGAAGAAAAGGAAGAGGAAGATAAAGATGAAGAGGAAGAAGAGGAAGAAAAGGAAGAGGAAAAGGAAAAGGAAGAAGAAGAGGAAGAAGAAGAGGAAGAGGAAGAGGAAGAGGAAAAGGAAAAGGAAAAGGAAAAGGAAAAGGAAAAGGAAAAGGAAAAGGAAGAAGAGGAAGAGGAAAAGGAAGAAGAGGAAGAGGAAGAGGAAGAGGAAGAGGAAGAGGAAGAGGAAGAGGAAGAGGAAGAGGAAGAGGAAGAGGAAGAGGAAGAGGAAGAGGAAGAGGAAGAAGAGGACTTTGAAGTGGAAGATGTTGAAATTGACGGGGAAGTTTATGTTACAACAAATACAGAGGATGGAACTATATATAAAATAGATAGTGATGGTGAGATTTTAGAAGATGCGACGGGTGAATGGATAAAAGCAGGATATTATAAAAAGGGAATTTCTTTTATTTTATAAATAATATATAAGTAATGACATT